ATTGTGTCTGAACTATGTCCTCGCCTCCGTCAACCGTGAAGATGTTAGTTCCTCCATTCAACGCCCGGACTTCATTCTCTCCGCCTTCCAAAACTTCAACGTTGTCTTGTTCTTTGCCGTTTACATAAGTAACGTTTGACTCAGTTACAATAACCCCGTTCGTGTTTATCAGTTGCACGTTGAATAGACCGCCCTGAACTTCATTGTCGTTTCCGAAGATTGTAATGTTTTTAGAACCCTCTCCGATTGTGTTGCGGCTACCAACTACCTTGAAAGCCGTAACGCTCTGTCCGACTACGTTCTCCGCTCCGCTAACCTTTCCCTGAAACGGTGGGTACTTGTTGCCGTTGGTCTTTATTTCAGTCGATGGGTTGGGCAGTCTTTCCAGTCCTAAGTAACCGCTTGCGTTCAGGCTCTTGCTTGCCTCTTGGAAGGTAACGGGTTCTTTGATTTTTATCAATTCCACTTTCGTTAATCCCTCCTTGAAAGGGTTGTAGTTCATTACCTTGTTGAGCCTCCAGTAAGCGTTATCAATTACAATCTGGTCGCGAAAGTCAAGCGTGTTAATGTCGGTCGGCTCTAAGTAAAAAAGCCCAGTCATAACCTTCGAGTCCTTATCCGTTACCTCGTTGATATAGTTTCGGTGGTAGATGTTAAAGAGATTCGCGTTCGTTACCTGAACCGTACCCGTGTAACTATTTGCTTGATAGTAGAGTTCGTAAGGCAATCCGAAGTTAATGTCAACTGTTGGCGTTATCGGCTCGTCCCAATGTCCCGCGTATGGATAGGTCGAGTTAAATGTGTCTTGTAGGTTTATCGTTCTTCGATGCACCCAAGTCGGGTCGCTTGGTATTAAACCGCCATAGTAAAGAATCCGAATGTTTGCATCTGTTGGCTTTGCTCCTTCTTCAATATCAGCGTCCCAAATTGCTGGAATGATTCGGTTCGATGGGTTGTCATTCACTAACGGAGAAGGAGAAAACACAACCTCCACTTCTTTAGAACTCTGCACAAAGTCGTTATCAACCTCAACCTTTGAGCGTCCATAAACGTGTCCTCTGTTTGATTGGTAACGCTCGTTGTAATAGTCTCCGTCTTCTGAGTAGGTGTAAATGTATTCCCGGTCCGTCAGAACTCCCAACGGTTCAAGGGTGATGTCTTTGTCCCTTGCCAGTTTGTAAGTCCAGTCCTTTGTTCCGCCTTGCGAGTAAAACGTGTCGCGGGTTTCAATCAGTAGGTTCTTCTCGTTGTTCGGGTCAACCTCAACGTAAAGATTAAACATTTTGAAGAGTGAAGTCAAGAACTCGCTCATTCCAATGTCGGGCAAGTTGTCTGTCATATCAACAAACTCGCCTTCGGTAATTCCTTCGTTCAGGTATTCGTTGTAAAACTCTCCGTCTCGAATGTCAAAGTCTAAGTAATAAGGAATGTTAGGAGACTGAACAACTCCAGCGTCCGGGTGGAATATCCTAAAGTAATTCGTGTAACCGATTCCAGCCTCGTCAGCTATCAAGTCAACAAAGAACTGGTCGCCTTCTAACGCTTGTACGTTTTCAGCAGTTACAACGTAAGTATTTTGGACAACGTTTTGGTCTAAGAACGGAGGAGTTGTGTAACCCGAAGTCAATCCAAGAGTAAAGCCCCAGTCCGTTTCGCCCATTACTTCGAGCGTGTTGTTTCGGCTCCTCATAATCCGCAACCTTCCCGAAAATTGATTTCTTCCCGACTCGCCCGTTTGCGCTCTGAGTATTGCAATCGAACCCCACTCGGTGCATCTAAGCTGAACCGATGCCGTTAGGTCGTAGAATCCAGTTGCTTCGCTATCAACTAACCACTCGTAATTTTCAGAAGTAGGAACGAAAGGAGAAGAAGGGACAAGATAGTTACCCGTTGCCGATTGTCCATTGTCAAAGTTCGGGTTGTTCTCGTCCTCATAACAAACCCTAACCGTTGATTGTGGATTAACAAAAAAGTCTCGGTTTCCAACTACTTGAGTCGGTGGTGTTGTTGCGTTTACAATAGCGTTCTGAGTAACATTCTTCCCTACTTTGTAGAGTTTCTCTTGTAGGTTGTCCTCTGAGATTGTCAAAGGCTTAGTTACTGGAATAACCAACCTATTGAACAGAATAGAATCCAAGAAAGAACTTTGATAGCTGAACCCTGCAAAGTCGAAAATCTTGTTGAGTATCGTCTTAGCGTAGTAAGCGGGTCTTAAATCTCCGACCTCGTAAATTCTATTCCCTTGATTTGTAAACTCTGCACCACCCCCCCAGTCAATAAGCGGGTAAACGTAACCGTCTCCGACTGGTGCGCTCCAACTATCGACTTGGTTTTGATACGTGTAATAGTGGTCAAACTCTGAGAAGTCTAAGTAATTGACATTACTCTCATCCACTCCGCTAAGTTCCTTGTCTCCAAGTACCGAGAAGATATTGAGGAGTTTACCAATGAAGACCACCTCGTAAGTGTAGGCGTCTCCCTTCTGGACTATCTTGCGGAGTTGGACAACTCCCGCCATAACCTCCACCCCGTCAGCTATTACTCGCGCCTCCGCTTTCTTATTAGGGTTAAAATTGACAGATATATTGCTAATGTTAGCATCGTAGTTGTTGCTTATGTTAACATCGTAAATATGTCCAAACAACTCGTCGTTTGACTTTGTTGCTGGGCACTTGATTGTCTTGGAGTATTCCGTGCTTCTCTTCTCCGGGTTACGAATGTCCGCAACCCCGTAATTGAACGAGAAGTCGAAGCCCTCGAAAACGTCTAACCGATAACCTTCAATTCTAACTTCAACCACGTTGCCGTCTGTTTTTAATTGAGTAGTTCAACTCGAAAGTGTACTGCATTAACTTATCGTTTAGGCTCGTCTTTCTTTGGATTCTTCGCGGGTCAATGTTGACCGCTATCAGTTCGTTATTCTCCTCGATATAAACGCTCGGAGACGTTGCCAAATCTTCAAGCCAAACGCTTTCGTCCTCTGTTAAATAGTCGGTGTTTACCGTTAGCTTTTTGTTTAGTGCTACGTTGTAATCCGTTGTCCCTCTGTTCTTCTTGGTGTAAGTGTAGGTGTTTCCGTTCCAGTCGTGATGTTGCTGGTCGTACTTGTCCTTTTTGATGTCGGTAGTATGTATTGACTTCAGGTAAAAATTGAAACCATCGTAACCACCTAAACGATTAAGGAAGTGAACCCGTACCTCGTTGTACTTGGAGCAAGTCTCGTTCACGTTAAAAGTAAACTGTTCGCTTGTCTGCGTGTTAGTGTTGTCCTCTAAGTGAATCGTATAACTTGCCGCTCCATTCAGAGCCGTTGAAGGTGTTGAACCGAGTAACGTGTCAGAATAAAGAGCCGGGTCAATGTTTCCAATGTCGTGCGTTCCTACTGGAATACGGAAGTAAATCTTGTCGAAAGAGTCAGCCGTTGCGATGTTGTTGGAAACGATACCGTCAGCAAGTAACGACCCCGTTGCGTTATAACCTGAGTAAGCCTTGATATTATACTGGTAAGCCCCGAACCTTTCGTTAGCGATAAACTGAAGTTGGTAGCTTTGGTTTGAGTCTATTCGGATTGTACGCGGAGAATCAGTAAGAAACTTCTTTGTGGTACTTGCCGTGTTGTTTATGATGTAGTCAGTATAATCAAAGTCCAGCCATTCGATTTCGTTGCGTACTCCGTTCCAAACGCTTTTAATCTTGGTTATGAATAAGTCGCCCGACTCATAAACTCCTTGAGCGTTTTTGTCCTCTTCGAGTATCGTTAGATAATACTCCTTGTGCATTTGGTTAGTCACATAGAACCCGTTGTGGTTCGCTCCGAAAATATCAAGCTGACCGTTCAAATAAGATTGAAGAAACCGCGAAGGGTCAAAGAAAGCCCGGTCGAAGTAAACCGTTCCCCCGTCCTCTGCTCGTGTTGGGTAAACCTTGACTTGTGCAATAAGCGGTTCGACTGGAAACGTAGGAGGAACGATAGCAATATTGAACCGAACCGTTGGCGTGTAGTTGGTTGTTTTGATAACGTACGCGTTATCGTTGTACGCCAGTCCGTACTCTTCAGGTTCTCCGTTCTGAGTTAAAAAGATAGCCATTAGCTTTCTATTAGTTTCTTGATTTCTTCAAATGTCAACTCTATATCCTCTGCAAGTGCCGCTTCAACTACTCCCGCGATTTTAGGCGTTACCTTGTCGAATGCTGGTTGTATCCAGTTCTTCGGCTTGATTCCTTTGCGCTTAATGTTCTTGTTAATGACAATTGCCAAAGATTTAATTTGGTAATCTTCCAATCTTTTATCCTGACCAGTTACCCTTGCCAATACGTTAGGAAGTTGCAACCACTCCTCAAGAACTCCGGGAGGTAAACCTTTGCCCGGTTTTCTTCCTTTGTCTAAGTTCTCACCATAAGGCAACATCGTTATTTGCATACGGTAAATTTGACCGAATAGCTTAACCTTTGGTTGCACCGCCAATCTCAAAGACTCACCCAACGCGCCTGATGCTGTGTTACCTTGTCCCCTTCCTTCGCTTCCAGCACTTGAACCTCCAGCAAGTGAAAGGTTTAATTCTTTTGAATATTCAGCTCGTAATTGGTTCAGAGCATCTATCAGTTTATCGAACGCCATTCTGTTTCATTTGGTGGTATTCGTGAGATTGTTTGGCTTTCTGAAACGAGATAAGGTTGAGGAACTCCCGCAAAGGTAGAGCAAAGAAATAACCCCACTTGGTCGCATCGTTATTTGATAGGTTGTTAACCACGTTCAGCCAGCCGTATTTTGTTTCAAATGTTTCAACCTTCGCTCCGCTTGTCTCTTGACTTTCTCCGCTTTCTTGACCGAAGATTCCAGTATATGTTTGGCGGACTTGAGATAACTGGCTAAAAAAAAAGCGGACAACGGTTGCACTATTGTCATTGGTGCTTGAAGCATCTGCTCGGCTATCTCCTTGTGTTTGTCGGCGTTGTAGGGTTGTTTCTTCCATCCGTACCAAGTCTTCTTCTTTGGAACAAGAAAAACCGCCATAATCTCGTGGAGTTGGTCGATAACCTTGTCCGGGTCTTTCATTAGGTGCATAAGCGTAATGTATTGCCCTCCGTTCAGCCTGTAAACGTCTGTAATAACATCGTATCTAACGCCTCCAAATTCAACCGCCTTTTGTACTTCCCCGACCAGTTGCTCAGTAAGGAAAGAGAGCGTGTTCATGCACTTAGCGTAAGTCTTTAGCGAGTAGGTTTCAATCTCATCCATCGGAGTACCTGACATTATGCTAATGATTGCAACGTTGGTCGCGTACTCGTCTCCTTTTTCTGCGAGTATCTTCTGAAGTGCTTGGAACTGTTTAACCGTTACGCCCTCCCAACTATTCGGTAACTCAATCTTCATTCTTTAGTTGTTCTATTTTTCGCCTTGCCCATTCAACGCCCTCAGTTCCGCCCCAAGCTAACCACATTAAACGACCGCAACCTTCGCCCAGCTTTCGGGTTGAGTTGCGTTTGTGTCTTATAAATGCCGCCATTCGCTCAATGGTTTCTAAACTAATCGGCTCACGGTTTGCGAGTTGGTTTGCTCTTGCTTTTCCAACGGCAGTCCCACAACCGCCCCAGCCGTTCTTCTCCGCCCATCTCAAGGCAGTCTTTGCGTTCTCGCTTGCGGCTTTAGGGTAGTCCGTGTAAGCCTCTTGCATCCGCCATATTTTGTTTAGTCTCTCAAGCATCTCAATAATAAATAGCGAATTTACGAATCTGTGTCTGAGCAAAAAAAAAGCCCCCTTTCGGAGGCTATAAAATTTGGGCGTTCTTATGGTTGCCGCGTTTGATTAATATTCGTCTCTTTGTGAAACGATACGAACAAAGTCCTTGACATCTAAAACTTCAAATGGTATCGTATAACCGCCCGTTTCAGTTCTTATCATTCTACCGCATTCTAACTCATCAACTACGCTTAACAAAGTTTGGCGCTTGTAAGATGGGTGCCAATCGAAAGTTGATATTATCCTTTTAGCCTCTTCGTAAAGTTCTTGGTTGCAATGGTTGTAAAATTTCATGTGTTTGTTTTTTAGTTCTGTTTCTTTAAATGAATACTCAAATATACAACTCTTTTGAATACTCACAACATTTAGGGAAAAATAATTTAGTTGGCACTTGGCACAAGTGGCATTAGTGGCATTAACGAATAGTGTGATTAACCGCACTATTCAACTCAATTCAATCTTAATTCGCGATTCGCGATATGCAAAGTGTGTTATTCCGCACTTTACCGAATAGTATACTTGCCAGCGTTCGCCTTCAGCTTCTCCATTGCCACATACCTCAGAGCATCAAGAGCGTGGTTGTTGTCATCTTCGGGTTGGTTGGTTACTTGGTTGGTCTTGTAATCTCGTTTCCAAGCGTAGTTGCGGAGTTCCCGGATAACATTAACCGAGTCTTGATGCACCATTATTTGAACGCTCTTCAGCTTGTCGATTCCCGACCTTACCGAGTCTTGCCCTTTTGCAACTGGTCTAATCCTGAACCCTGACCGTCTTATTTCCTCTATGCTCTTCGGCTCTGCGGAGTCTGCGATAATCTCATCGCTTCTCTGAAGTCCGCACCTCCTCGCAATGTCTGAATTTGTTAACCCGGACTCGTAAAGTAATTCCTTGACCCATAGTTTGCCCTCTTGGTAAACCACCTCAACGAGTGCAGTCGGGTCGTTAGTAAACCCGAAGTCGAGCCCGTACGCTTTCCACTTGTAACCCGTTGGGAACTCCTTTGTTTCTTGCCAGTTCTCGTATATCGCGCCTTCTCGCCTTGACCGTTGCCCAAGTCCGTAAACCTTCCATTTGTATTCGTCTGCCGTTCCCCTTGCCTTGTTCTCAGGTGTTGGCTCGTAACTGTTTATCTTGTCGCGGATATGCTGGTCTAAGAAGGTATTGTCGAGCATAGTCGAGTGAATCAAAACCACATCATCCCTTTTCAAGACGTTGTCGTAAATCCAATGTTCGTCCGTGCTTGGGTTATAATCTAGAATCCATTTCCCTTTACAACGTTGCTCCAGTTGGTCGAAGTCGTCCTTACTT